TTTAAAGTCAAATCCCTATTATATTGGCATTAAATTGGTCAACCCAACGTAAACTTTACTAAAGTAACTTTACAACCTACTTTTTTAACATTGATTTATTGCGTTAATTTTACTTGCGCTCAAACGCAAATATAATACCGTTGTTTTTACGTCATAAAAAAACATAAGGACGGATCGGAATGGAAGAAAACGTACCAGATTGGGCGATAAGACACGATTATTTTCATCACTCAAACTATAGATTGAAGTCAAAAGCAGAAATCTTTTTTGAAAAGTGTTTTGTACGACCAACAGTAAAACTTGCGTGGGAAGCACAACAACGCACGGATCTATCACAAGACCAGAAAGAACACGCATGGGAGATCATAAAGAAGCTAGATAGAAACTGGAATCAAGACGATAACGCAGCGATGATGACAGGACGAGAGGTACAAGCTGCTTGCGATAAGGTATTGATGGAAGGTTTTGATATAGCAAGGGCAACAGCGGAAGCACTTGAAGCTGCTATCGATTTTAAGCCGAATGAGTGGGAAGCAAGCGATAAGGAAAACGCTGACAGAGCCATAGAAGATTTACCCGATATTATTAAGAATGCAATCACAGGCTTACAAGAAGCCATGCACACATATAATAGGATTACAGGGGAAAGCGAACTATTTGGCAAACTGCCGGGCAATGTTTTGTCTTACTCTACGTTCCCCGATTACGTTGGCTGCGGGGATCTAAAGGTAAAAACCTATAGATGCGCTCCAAATACCAAGTCTGGCTTTCGTAGACCGTCACTTCCTAAAAGTCTTGGTGGTATGTTTGAAAAGAATAATGCGTCACAGATAGCGGGATTTTGGGCATTAAACGGTCAGAAACCCCCTTTCCTACTCTATGCCAGCAAAGATGATTACAGCCTACTAACACCCGAAAACTGCGATGAACTCAAGCCAGAGTTCCTTAGAATGCTTGTAGAGGATAGCGCAAACAAGAATAAAGCTATTGAGTACAAGCTGCAAAAAGCAGAAACCATGAAGGATTTACTTGCTGATGAGTTTGTAAACTTTCACGAATGGCGAAAACCACCCCCCTTTATTGAAGAAGCAAAAAAACTATGGAGTACATTTTATGAGTGAGAAACAATCTGTTTGGGAACAACTAAAACAAGTTCCTGTCAATGATATGGTTGAGGAAAAGAATAAACTCAAATATATCTCTTGGGCGATGGCATGGTCTGCACTATGCGACAACTATCCCGACGCTACCTTTGAAAAGCATATTAACGAACACGGTTTTCCATACTTTAAAGATGATAATGGCTATTGTTTCACTAAAGTAACGGTCACAGTAGGCAGTAAATCATTAACAGAAATGCTGCCTGTTTTAAATTACGCAAACAAACCCATCAAAGACCCAAATAGTTTTGAGGTAAATACATCGCTACAACGGTGCTTTGCAAAAGCCATAGCGTTACATGGAATGGGTGTAACCGTTTATTCTGGTGAAGATTTGGCTGACATTCCCCATGAAACAACTCCAGAGCCGAAAGAAAAAAAGTCGGGAACAAGCAAGGAAGCACCCAAGCCACCACAAAACGAAAAGGACAAGCTATCAGCATGGGCAAACGATGTTAATGAAACGGTTGAAAACGATAGTCCTTATTCAAAAGACAAAGTGTTTTTGCAATACAAGGAAAAGCAAATCAAAGCGTTAGATAGCATCAAGTCGGTTGCTGGTTTGGAGAAGTGGAAAGCGGAAACGTATAGTTCGCGCCAGAAAATGAAAACAGAAGCACCAAGCCAAAAAAAAGAACTAGAAGCCTACTTTAAAATAAAAAAAGCGCAGATTGAGAACAGCAGTTACAGCCAACCAATTGAAACACATGAGGAGATACCAATATGAGTAGACCACAATTAAGCCTGTCAAAGTTTAAAGTAAAAAAGAATATGACGTTTGAGAATGAATATCGTGGATCTGCATGGTTGTTTTTCAACGATATGTGGGATGATGATGCCGGAAGGTTTAGGGATCTATCCCCAAAACAACAAGCAGCAATCAACGAAGTCCATCAGATAATGCACCGCAATGATATGTGTGTTCGCATAAGCATACAGGAGCGCAACGGTGATGATGTACGAAACTTTCCACGCACCGCTGGCTTTTCTATGCGTGTGAATGAGCCGGAAATTATTGACGATCTGGACGATTCCGACAAGTTAGATGATCTGGATTAGTGCCATGAATTTACCAGACAATCAGCATTTATTTACTGTTGCAGAAATTGGCGATTTCATGTTTGGACCAAACCCCAAGTCAAACGAGACAAACAAGCGCAGAGTGTACCGTTTAATCGAGTCTGGTCTTATCGATACCATAAAAGATGGTAGTCGCATTTATATAACACGCAACGCGGTGTATAGCTTTTTAGGTATGAATGAAGAACGATCCTGTTAATAAGCCGGAGCATTATAGAAAGGGTGACATAGAGTGTATCGATGCTATCCGTTCTGCTCTTGGTGATGGCTTCCCCGATTATTGTCGTGGTAATGTAATGAAGTATTTGTGGCGGTATAAAAACAAAAATGGCATTGAAGATCTATTGAAAGCACAATGGTATCTCAATGCCATGATTGCAGCGACTAAAACGCAAATTTAGTTATGCTTATTCCCTTTCTAAATCCTTAATGTTTTCTATTATTGATTCATATAAATCTCTGCCAAAATTGACGAACTCAAGTGTGATTGGAAAAGATTTGTTTTTAACTGCCTGTTGTAGATCATCTAAAGTTACGCTTAAATCTTCAGCATTCGGACAATCTTCTAAACCATCTTCAGCATAGTTTTCTATTTCCTTTTCTATCTCTAAAATAATTCTATCAGCATCGTTTTGATTAGAAACAATACCTTTATGCAATTCTTTATAGTTTCTCATTGTGTCCTTTCAAATTGATCCCATAGGTGCATAAGCATATATTTTGCGTATGCGGTTAAAATTTCGTGACCATCAAATGTAAACTGCTCTTTACCTTCTGCCACGCACCTATCGTATGCAGCTTGTAACTGCTGCACCTTTTCTTTTGTAAAGTTAATCGTGTTCATTGTCTTTACCCTTAATATGAGCAAACAGTTCTTCCATCTTATCTATGCCCACAGTTTGTCCTAAAAATGTATCATCCATGTAAAACAGGAATAGCTTGTCTTTCCGATCATCGCCTTCCCGACCACCCGCTGCATACGAAGTATATACAGACCCATCCTTCGATGAGTAGGTGGTATGCTTAGTGAAACCAAACTCCATTATCTTGCAGCAATCTTGCCTAGCTTTTCATTAAGCAAGTTCCTGTTATCTTTTTTCTCTTCCTCAGTTTCAATCCAATGACCATAGATGTTGATTGTAGTTTGAATATTAGCGTGACCCATATACGTCTTGATCCTATTCCAATCATCATTATAGATTTTAAGAAGCTGGGAAGCGTAGTAATGTCGAAGGTCATGCCATCGTATATAAGCCACATTTGCCTTGTCAGCAGCTTCCCGAATATAAGTGGGGAAACGACTATCAGAAATGATCTTGCCACCTCTTGACTCAAAAACAAGGTCTGACTTAAATTTTTTCGATAGCTTGTATTCACGCAGCATTTGAATTAAGAAATCAAGAAGCGGAACTTTTCTTGTTCCCCTAATTGTTTTGGTTTCATGTATAATATCAAATGATCCCCTACTACGATCAGCTTCAGCTTTGCCAAAATTATTTGCTCTAATGTGTCGCGCAGTTTTATCGATACTAATTTCACCCTTGTCAAAATCCAAATCCTTCCAAGTCAACGCACGAAGTTCGCCAGATCGCAGACCAGAGTATGCAGCAAAAAGGTACATCAATTTTTTCTGCCCTTCCATTTGATCGGCTATCTTGTGGACAAGTTCTTCGCTAAGTGGTGCGCCCAATTTTTTCGGCTCGTCGGCTTCCCACAATTTTGCGCCATTGGGTAACTGCGAAAACACGTTCATGGATACCACGCTTTCTAGTACCGCATAGTTAAGAAGCTGACGAAAGTGAGCGAGTGCTTCGCTGATAGTTTTTTGTGTCCTACCTACTCTGATAATTTTGTAGATGGTATTCACATCACCGACCAAAAAATCCCGTACCTTCATATCTGCTAGTTTACAACCAGCAATATCCAAATCTTTAAAAAAGAACATGGTTCTAATTTTATTATGAACATTCTTTCCCTTATAATTTAGTTCGTCGATATAGCTTTCCATGAGAGCATCAAACGTCCATTCTGTTTTCTGCTCACGGTCATCTTTACGAACACCCTCAAGCTGCTTTACTTGGTTGTCTAAGTAATCCTGTGCAGCCTGTTCCGTAGAAAAGTATTTACGTCCACCACCATCTTTTCGTAGATCAATAATGTAGCGGGTAACACCATCTCTTTTTCCTTTGGTAATCTTTTTCATTTCATTACCCCCTATCCAGCGGTCTGTAATCATCATAGCCACCACTTTCAACTATGGGTTCTACGGCTTCCCCACACACTTCACACACCCAAAAAGAATTGATGAAAACTCCATTGTCTCCATCAAATTCCTCTTGCTCAATCCACTCTAAATGGTCTTGGCAATCATGTTCTTTAGTCATTTTTAAATCCTCGCAAAGTTAATATTAATTGACGTTATACGTCAAGATATAAGCGTTTACTGGCAAGGTGTCAATAGTGGTTGTAAAAAATTACCTACGACCAAATTCAAAATTCCCTACGACCACATCGAAATTTGTGGCGACAACTATGGCGACAAATCCTGTAAGTTATTGATTTTATTAAGGTTGGCTGTAGGGTTCGAACCTACGACCACCTGTCACACCACAGGATTACAACGTACCAGAACGCATAAAAACAAGAGTATCATGTCATGCTATCGTATGGCAAGTGATTAAAAAACATAGGAAAGGATAAGAAGTTTGGCGACGGTTTGGCGACGAGCGTGATTTTGAGAATAGGTTTTTTGGCGACGGATTGGTAAAAATGTGGGGGGAAATTATGCTGGCTCCACAGGTTGGGATCGAACCAACGACCAATTGATTAACAGTCAACTGCTCTACCGCTGAGCTACTGTGGAACGCATGAAATAGATGTGACATAAAACGACACAATTTTCAAATAAAATTTTACTTGGGGGAATGGTATATAACAGTAGATCGACAATTCATTTTATTAACAATTGGATCTCTCTGTTGTCCAAGAACCGTGTCACGCCAATAGTAACAGGATTCTTTAGTATCAAACGCTAATCGTTTGAGTTGTACTTCTTCCGTCATAATATCTGTAACGAGAAGAATATAAATAA